GTCGGGGTATTTCAACTTGTCCGACCAGTCATTAAGGCTGAGTAAGGGGTATTGTAACTTGTCCTTGCTTAACCTTTGCTATCTGCGCATATAAGTTATTGACATAAGCTACCATCTTTTGATGTTCTTCTTCTGGTGCTGCCTCATTGTTGTAAGCATTGTTTGGATCAGCTAGTATCGCATCTATCTCCGCCTGTGCTTGGTCTGGAGTCTGGCTGTGTCTGCTATACTTAAAGTCGCTAATCTTGTTCTCTGCAAACTCTCCACCTATTTTAGTTAAAAACCTGATGCCTCTAGCATCTTTAGATAAGAGAGCCGTTATATAATCATTGTCATCTTTGTCGGCTGCAAACTTATTAATAACCATCTGTCCGAGTTGGATATTACTTTGGTAAGCATCACCATACTCTTGAATCAGAGAGTTCTTAATACCATTGAGTTCACCCTCTCTTGCTCTCAAAGCACCTTGATATGTGTCAATACTCTTCTGAGTATAAACACCCCACAAACCGCTTGCTTGAGCTGGAGTGAGATTGAGCTTATGTACTATCTCCGAGAACTGCCCTCTGTCAAAAGACATCCCTTGAAGGTCTGCTGGTATCTCTACATCCGGAAGATTATATCCTTCCGCAACTGCTGGAACTCCCATTGCTTCATTGTATCTTGTCCAGCCTTCTATATCATCAGGTCCTTTAGGAACTGGAATCTTCTCATGACCTAAAAGCTTTGAAAGGTTTAAGTAACTTTCCGACAGCTTGTTAAAGCCTGCCTTTGTATCTTCAAACTTCTGCATACTCGGACTATTAGCCATATCACCTTCTAAGTCCTGTTTCCATCCTTCAACCCTTGCTGGTGCTGGTTCTGGTGGTGTTATTGGCGGTGTATCCAATGGTGAAACTGGGTTAATAACTTCACCTTCTGGAGTCTGTGGTTCTCCGCCTACTGCATTCGGGTCAGGACTATTGTCCACTTGTGGGGTAGTCTGATTATCCATTTCTATCTCCTCTTTTTGCTAAGGCGACTACCTGTTCAGGAGTCAGCCGCATTAACGTTTTTAAAGTTGCGAGTACTTCCCGTTTTCCGGCATTTACTAACATTCTATCTTTATCTACTGGGTCTAAAATACTTTCATACCACATACAAGCTTCCTCTAAGAACTTCATCACCTCTTTACCTTGAGGAGTATCAAGCGAAGCCTGTAGATTACTCTGCAATGCTTTTACAAATCTTATATCTGTTAAATCGTTACCTTTTCTCATTTCAACTTTTTCCTAATATCTTTTAAGGCTTGGTTATATCCGTTTACATAGAGATACTCATATCCTAAGTTGTTTTCTTTTTCTTTCTTTGGTAACTGATTCCTTATATTCTTCTTTAATATATCTATAGTTTTATCAGTTAAACCATAATCACATAGATATACTGCATACCACGATTTTATAATCTCTTCTAGCGTCATTTCCCGACCTGTGCTGTTTCAGCCATTGCTTTATCACCTTCTGCCGCTGTCTTACCAGTTTGAGCCATTGAGTTAGCAGCCATCAATTTAGCCTCTTCCATCTGTTGCTGTGCTCTTCCTTCTCTGATAGCTTGAATCTCTTTATCATCTCTTAGAACTCTTACCGGAGCACCGACAATATCCCAGACCTCGTCTCTTGCTTTATCTGGGTCAATTCCATCAAGAACATCTGGAGCATACTGTGCCATCTGTCCAGTTATATCTAATGCCGTAACTAGAGATGTAAGCTGACTTCTCTTCTGAGACTGAGCCAACTGCGAAACATAATCTATCTCATAGCTAGGGTCTTGCAACAAAGCGTCAGGCGGTGGCGGAAGTTTGCCTCTTCTGTACAAAATTCCGATAGTTCGGATTACAATTGGGTTTAGGACTTCTCCCGTGTACCGCCCAACAGCAGGCCCTAGCATTGTCATCTTCTCATTTATTCTCTCTTGTATCTCTGGGTTGTTCATCTGCTTAGTGATATTATTGAATGCTAAGAATACATCGTGGAACATTAAGCTCTTAACCTTTTGAGAGTAATACTCAATAGCTTGAAGACCAGCGTTAGGGTCACCATAGTTAGCGAATGGGAATATGTCCTTGCCACTCTCCATATTATTCTTATTGTAGTAATTGATTGCTCTTGGGTTAGCATTGAAAGGCATAATGAATGCGTTGTTAGGTATTGCAATAGGTGGATCAGTTGCTTTCATCATAGACCTGAGGTTAGTCTTAGAGATTGCATTGAGCAACCTAGCGAATGGTAAAGCTTTCATTGCCGGACTAAATCCCCACTGAATGAATGGTCTCTTATCAAATCTATGAGCCATAGCTGGGAACTCATTGTATCCACCTTCATTTATTATCTTACGACCTTCAACATCAACCCAGACTGCTTCGATTGGCATATTCTCGCTGTCGCTCTTTGTGACATCCCGATAGTTTCTCTTGCCAATAAACAATAAAAACTTATGCTTCTTATTTCCTCTACCTTTTAACTCATCACGCATAGGTTGAGTCAAAGCTTTCTCTCCCCACTTGCTAGCTGCCTGATAAGCGGTATATTCAAACTCTATGTAATACTCTGCTATCCTTCCTTGAGCATCTTCAACTAAAACACATTGCTTTAGAGGGATAGATATAAACCTTGCATCAGTCTCTAAGTCCTCTTCTTCTAAAAGCACCGAAGTACCATAAACTCCAGATGACTTATAACTAGGAAACATCATCTGATAGAAATTACTATTGTTCAATGTGTGGAATACTTCTCTCTCAACTGTCTCTAGGTAATCAGTTACTTCTTTATCCTCTGTAAGTGCTGGGTTCTTTGCTCTCAACTTCATCCATTTAGAACTAGGCGGAGTTAAGTAATTCATAAAGCCAGACGCTAAGACATCAGCGGTCTCCAATGTAGTAGAATCAAATAAGTAGTTAGTGTTTAACTCTGAACCAGCTGAATAAGCCGCATTGAGGTCTGGAGACTCAACATAAAAGTAATCGTGAAGAGACTGCCAGTAACCCATAAAGTTGCTTCTTAAACCTACAAGCTCTTTATGTTTACCTATTAAATCATCAGCCCTTGAGCTGTTCATTCCTTTGACCTTCTGATCACCTTTATAATTTAATGTCTTAGCTGGCATATTCTATCTCCCTCTTCTCCCTCTTCCGCCACCTCTTGGCTTTGGATCTCCCTTACTCCCGACTCTAGGCTTTGATTTTCCACAATCACCCTTTCTTGCTATAGCCATTACTTAGTCTCCTTCAGTAGTAAAATACTACCATGTTCTTTTTTATGACATTTTTCACACAATGTAATACCATTCCATAACTCAAACCTAAAAGACTTAAACTTAGACCATTCAAATAAATGATGTGCATTTAACTTACCACCTACTTGACCACACTCTTGGCAAGTGAAACTATCCCTCTCATATACCTTTAGTCTCCAATCCGAGTATCTATAACTACTATTGTGTTTGTCTCTGTGTACTCCACCGCTCCAATTAGCCGATTTTTCTCCACTATAATGTTTTCTGTAGTCCTTGTTGTAACACTTAGTTGAACAATACTTATGTTTGTTTCTTTTGAGTTCTGATTCTTTAGCTTTAAACTCTACACCACAATAATCGCATTTAACTAATCTTTGTTTTGGGGTATAACTATTCTCACAGGCTTTAGAACAAAAAACACCCCTACCCATATTAAGCCTACTATTAGGAACTCTAAACTTTTTACCACAACTACGACACTCTACTTGTTTTGATTTATCTAAACTATAACATTTTTTAGAGCAATATAATCCCTTGCCTTCTTTTATTTTATAAGGGAATGTATAAAATTCATTAGAACAATATTTACAAGTTCTAAGAACACTACCTTTCTTTGCTGCCATATCACACGCTCCTTTATAATCGTTTCAAAAAATGTGTTTCAAACGGAATGTAGTCACACCGCTTGTAAAATCCAAACAACTTATCAGTCTTGCTATTGTGCATACAAGCCATAATGATTGATACATAGCCCTCTTTCTTTAAAAGCTTCTCTATCTTCAATAAGAATCGTACTCCGTGTCTTCTGTGAGTTCTGCTTACAAACCATATAAGTTCTTGGTAAACCTTATCAACAGATATTTGTGAGTTGACTGGCATTCCAGCTATAACTCCAACGGCTTTATCATCAATGATTAAAAGATATGTTGTCTCCTTAGCGTTTATAATTGCATTGTTGACAGCTTCAATGCTGTAGTTAGTGTCATACTCTTTGAGAGACTCTTCGTAGAACTCTTTAACTAAATGTAAAAAGTCTTCCTTGTATCTCTCTGTGTACTTTTCTATATTCATACGCCTAAAAGAGAACTCCTTGCTGTGCTTGCCTGTGTTCCTGTTCCAAGCGGAGATGTAAATGTAGTCCTACCACCCCTTGATATTGCTCTACGCCTTGCTGTTGTTGCTGCCTCTGCTGTCTTCATAGCCTGTGAGTTCATAGTATCTAAAGTATCAAGACTCTTGGTAGCGTTCATAGCATCTCTTTGAGCTGATGCTGCCTTGTTAGCTGTTTGCCTTGCTGACATAGTCATTCCAGTACCGACAGCAGCCAGAGTTACTAATGTCATTGTTGTAAATAAAGCCATTACCTCACCCCCATAATATTAAAAAGATTATCATCACTTGAA